TTATGCAGCTGGTCTAGCAATGGCAAGAGTAGGTGATAGTGCTGACGCAGGTGCAATGACATCAGGTAGTGGAACTGTTTATGCAGGTGGGTAATTGTAATTACGGTATAAATAGTATTAGGAGAGAAATATGGCAAGTTATGACGCTGGTTTATTAACAAATAAAAGTAAAAGAAGTGCAAGAATCTATAAGGACTTGAATTTAGACTTTGCTCAAAATACTGCTACTAAAGATATTCAGAAATTAGAAGATGTTGAAGCTGTAAAGCGAAGTGTACGAAATCTTATTAGTTTAAACCATTACGAAAAACCTTTCCATCCAGAAATGGGGTCTAATTTGAGAGGAATGTTATTTGAATTAATGTCACCTCAAATGAACCATGCAATTAGTAAAGAGATTGATTTATTAATTAAAAATTATGAACCAAGATGTAGATTGGTAGAAGTAAGAACAACACCAAGTATTGATAAAAATGGATATGAAGCTTCAATATCTTTTTATGTAGTAAATTATCCTGAACCAGTAGTAGTGGAAACATTTTTAGAAAGATTAAGATAATATGGCAAGTAAATTAGAAATATCAGAATTAGACTTTGACCAAGTAAAGGAAAATTTAAAAACTTTCTTGGGACAACAAGATGAATTTAGAGATTATGATTTTGAAGGTTCTGGAATGAATATTCTATTAGATGTGCTTGCTTACAACACACATTATCTTGGATACAATGCTAATATGTTAGCAAACGAAATGTATCTTGACAGCGCTGACCAAAGAGCAAATATAGTATCATTAGCAAAACAAGTTGGTTATACTCCAAAAAGTGCTACATCATCAAAAGCAACTATTGATGTACTTGTTAATAATGCAAGTGGCTCATCTATCACAATGGATAGAGGAACGAAATTTACAACTACGGTTGATGGCACAAACTATTCTTTTGTAAATAATGCTGATGTAAGTATTTCACCAGTAGATGGTGTTTATAAATTTTCTAGTTTAGATATTTACGAAGGTACATTTTTAAATTACAAATACACAGCAAACACTTCTGATACCGAGCAAAGATTTATTATACCAAATGATGATGTGGATACAACAACTCTTACAGTTAAAGTTCAAGAGTCTTCTTCAGATTCTACAACTAACACATATACATTAGCAAGTGGTATTACAGGACTAGATAATACATCAAAAGTTTATTTTTTACAAGAAGTTGAGAATGGAAGATTTGAAGTTTATTTTGGTGATGGTGTTTTAGGAAAAGCAATCGCTGATGGTAATATTGTTATACTAGATTATATAGTTTGTAATAGAGATGAACCAAATGGTGCTACTACATTTACATTATCAGGAAATGTTGGTGGATTTTCAAATGTAACTATTACAACAGTTAATAATGCAGCTAATGGTAGTGATCCTGAATCAATTAAATCAATTAAACATAATGCACCAAGAGATTACTCATCACAAGATAGAGCAGTTACGGCAGAAGATTATAAAGTTTTAGTTAAGAGTTTATATGCAAATGCTCAATCAGTTCAAGTTTATGGTGGGGAAGACGCTGCTACTCCTGATTATGGAAAAGTTTATATTTCTATTAAAGCAAAATCAGGATCTAACTTAACAGAAATAACTAAAGATGGTATTGTACAAAGTCTTAAATCATATGCTGTTGCTTCGGTAACACCTGTGATTATTGATCCTGAAACAACTTACATAACTTTAACTACAACTTTTAAATATGATTCTAGTTTAACAACTAAAGATGTATCAACACTTCAAACAAATGTATTAAATGCCATTTCAAGTTATAACACAAACACATTAGAGGATTTTACAGGTATGTTTAGATATACAGCAGTTACAAAAGCAATTGATGACGCTGACACATCTATTTTATCTAACATTACAACAGTTAAGTTATACAAATATATTACACCAACTTTAAATTCAGCATTGAAATATACTTTATCATTTAACAACGCATTTTACAATCCACACAATGAACACAATAAATCAGGTGGTGGTATTATTTCTTCAACAGGATTTAAAATTAATGATGACAGTTCAGCTAGTGAACACTTTTTAGATGATGATGGTGCTGGTAATATAAGAGTTTATTATTTAAGTGGTACAACAAGAATATATACAAGTTCATCTTACGGTACTATTAATTATACAACTGGAGAAATAATTTTAACTTCTTCTCATATAACAAGTATTTCAAATGTTGATGGTGCGGCTAGTACAAGAATAAGAGTATTTGCTAAACCAGATTCAAATGATATTGTGCCTGTAAGAAATCAAGTATTATCTATTGACACAACTAATTCAACAATTACTGGATCAGTAGATGAAATAGAAAGTGGTAGTTCACAAGCAGGAACATCCTATACAACTACCAGCAGTTATTAGGCGGTAATTGATGTCTGATAAAAAAAAAACATTTAAAAGAAAAATATCCTCACTTGTTAAACAACAGGTTCCTCAATTTGTTTTAGAGGATCATCCTAAATTTGTAGAATTTTTAACTTCATATTTTCTTTTCCTAGAATCTGCTGAAATGTCTTTAGAAACATTTACGGCGGTAGATAATATACTTTTAGAAACAGTTGGTACTGATAGTTATGTATTGTTAGATAGAACAGATGTTTTTGGTTTAGACGCAGGTGATAAAGTTGTTGATGAACAAAATACTTTTGCTGGTTCTTTTAGAAAAGGTGAAACAATTACAGGTTCAACTTCTGGTGCAACTTCAACTGTTTTAGCAGAAGACATTACATCTAATTCAAGATTATTCGTTTCAGCAAACAATGGTTGGATTACAGGCGAAACTGTAACTGGTGGTACTTCAGGTGCAACAGCATTAGTAAAAAAATATCGTGCTAATCCAGTAGAGAATATTCAACAATTAATGAATTATTCCGATCCTGACCATACTATACATGATTTCTTAACTCAAATGAAAGAGGAATTTCTTAATACAATTCCTACTGATACAGATGATTCACTTAGCACAAGAAAACTAATTAAAAATATTAAATCATTATACAGAGCAAAAGGTACAGCAAAAGCACATAAAGCTTTTTTCAGAATATTATTTAACGAAAATTCAGACATTTATACTCCAACAGATGATATGTTAAGGGTATCAGATGGTTCTTGGAATAAACAAACTTTTATTCGTTGTACTCAAACAGCATTACAATCTGTTTACAATCCTATCTTTTTAACAGGACAAACAATAACACAAGCAAACGATCCTTCTTCAACAACAATAAATGAAGCAACTGCAATTGTTGAAAACATATTAAAGTTCCAAGAAGGTAGTACAGAAATTATTGAAGTTATACTTAATACAGACACAATATCAGGTACCTTTGTATCTGGTGCAACTGTTACTGGTACAAGTAGTGCTGATTCTGATGTAACAATAGGATTAACTGTAGCACAATCATTATCCACAGCAGTAATTACAAATGATGGAAGTACATTAACAGTTGGTGATGAAGCAACTTTATCTGGTGGTGCAGGTTCTGGTGCCAGAATCCAAGTAGAAGATATATCTGGTGCAGGTGTTTCCGAAGTTATTATTAATGCTGTTGGTCAAAATTATCAAGAAGGTGATGAATTAACTTTTAGTTCAGGTACTGCTGAAGCAGTAGTTTCTATTGTTAATGGAGGTTTTGCTCCTGAAGCAGGAAGTACAGATGTTCATGTTGAATTAGAAAGTGGAACAATTTCAGGTTCTGGTTCTGGAGATTTATTATTAGAAGAAGCTGTTGATGATAGTGGAGGAGGTAAATTTTTACACTCTACAACTCCAGTGGATGATTTAAGAATTAGAATTGATTTAGAAAATGAATCTGGTGCTTTATTATCAGAAGAAGTAACAGATGACGCTGCTGATAGAATCTATATTGTAAATCAAGATAGTGAGCCAGACAAACCATATAATATGGATGCAACTGACCATATTGTATTAGAAGATAAAACAGCAGAAAGTGGATATGCTGGAAATAAAATAGTTCAAGAAAATGCTTCAGGCACAGGTGATATAACTGACATAAGAATGATTGCAAGTGGATCTGGTTATACATCTTTACCAACTGCAACAATTGATGGATCAAGATTTATTGGATTAGAAGATGCTACATCTACTGAAACAGATTCGTATAGTAGAGTTGAATTAGAAAATGGTGGAAAAATAGTTAATGAATCATCTTTTTCTGTTTTAAATGTCACTGGTGCAACTGTAATACCTTTTGGTGATGGTATTGGTAGAGCAACATCATTAAGTATCATTGAACATGGTATTAATTATACATCAGCACCTACTTTAGCATTTCCTAAATATGCTGTACTTAAAACAGTTTCAGGAACAATATCAGCTGATGAAACATTTACCTCAAATGTTTCTGGTGCAACAGGAACAGTAATTGATTATACAGCACCTCTTTTAAAATACACAGCATCACAAAGCGAATTAGAAGTTGGTGATACAATTACAACATCTGGTAGTCAAACTGCTATTGTAGCAAAAGCAGATACTTTAACAGGTACTGCAACTATTGGAACACAAATTACAACTGCAGGAAAATATATAAATCAAGATGGTCATTTATCTGAAGGTTCTAAAAAGATTCAAGATAGTTTATACTATCAAGATTATTCTTATGTTGTAAAAGTTTCTGAATCAATTAATAAATGGCGGGATGCTATTAAAAGAGCAGTTCACCCTTCTGGTTTTTATGTAACTGGAGAGGTTAACATTCAAACACAATTAAGTGGTAAAGTTAAACAACCAGTTGGTGCTACTTTATCTTCTGGATTATTCTCTGGTACTTCTGATAGTCCAATTTACATGAGATTAAATACATTGTTCTCTACTATCTTTGGTAGACGAACAGGTGTTGGATTGAAGTTTATGAGTAATGGTGTTGAGTTAGATGGTAAAACAAAAGTATCATCATTAGTTGCAAGAACAGGTGTAGCAGTTGAACCTCAAAATGATTATAGAGATACAAACACAAATACACAAAAAGAATTAAATTTATATCCTGAAACTAAAATAGAAACAGAAAAAAGAAGTAGAAAGAATTTTTACACTAATACATCATATCAAGTTAGAGGACATGATGTTACTAATGGTTATGCATATGCAGGACCTAGATTAAAGACTTTAAATACTTTTGCTCTTTCAGCATTTGCGGCTAATAATGCAATTACACTAGAAGGTGGCACAGGTGCTGGAGAGATAATATTAGAAAATGAACATGGTGTTTTACAGCATCCTCAATCAGATTCTTTTAGTACTAGAATAAACTCTTGGACTAATTTAACATTTGGAGGATCTCTAAACGCTAATTTTAAACTTATTCAAGAAGACGATGGAGATAATTCAAACATAATTAACGAAACTACTGGAACAGACACAGGTGATGGAGTTGATGAGTTTTTACTAGAAAGTAATACAGATGGAAGATCAATAAGAATATCAGATTATAATGGTTCCACTTCAAATGCAAATCATAAGACTAATTTTGCATTTCCGACAGAAGTAACTAAATCGGCTTAGAAAAGTCTTATAAATAATAGAAAGAAACATTAAAGATAATGGGAAAAAACAATGGCAGCAATAATAACAAACAAATTTAGAATAAACAATGCTGAGCAGTTCGTAGAATCGTTTTCAGAATCGTCTGCTACAACATATTACTTATTCATAGGAAGAGCACACGCTTGGGCATCGGATGCTGATGTGCAAGGAAACACAATAGCGGAAGGAACAGACGCTTCTCCGCCTACACCAAATGATGATGTAGCTTCAGAATTTTATAACTGGGATGATATGTTAGGAGCAAAAATAATTGCCTCAACAGATGTATCATATTGTATACCAAGAAGAAATTGGACAACAGGAACAACTTATGACAAATATGAACATAATATAAGTTCTTCTAACACAGCAAATAGTGGTGCAACAAATCTTTGGGATTCAACTTTCGTAGTTATGAACAGCTCTTATGCTGTTTATAAATGTATTGATAATGATAGTAATACTGCTTCAACAGTAGAACCAACATCTACATCTAACTCAATTTTTACAACTTCAGATAACTACAAATGGAAGTATATGTATTCTTTAACTTCTGCTGAAACATTAAACTTTATGTCAACTGACTTTATCCATGTATCAACTGATTCAACTGTTGCTGCCGCTGCTGTTGATGGTGCATTGGATACAATTGAAGTTGTTTCTGGAGGATCAAGTTATAATACATCTTCAGGTTCAACAATTTCTGCAATCCCAATTCGTGGTGATGGTTCAAGTGGTGTTGCTTCAGTCACAATTAGTTCTGGTGCAATTTCAGCTGCTACTGTAACAACTGCAGGAACAGGTTACACTTATGCATATATTAGAAACGCTGACATCATTGCTGCTACAAACGCTGGTGGTGCTGGTTCAGGTGCAAATCTAAATGTAATTATTCCACCAAAAGGTGGTCACGGTAAAAACGCTGTGAAAGAATTAGGTGGATTTTATGTAATGATAAACAAATCGCTTGTTGGTGTTGAAGGTACATCTGATATTGGTGTTGCTAATGATTTTAGAAGAATTGGTTTAGTAAGAGATCCATATAATATTGGAACTACAACAGTTGCTTCTGCTACAACAAGAAGACAAATATATGCTGCTGTATTTTCTTCTGTATCAGGAACATTTACTGCTGACGAAGAAATTAATCAAGCGACAACTGGTGCTGTTGGTAAAGTAATTGAATATGATTCAACAAATAAAATTTTATATTGGTATCAAACTAGATTTCCAGATGTTGGAACAGATAGTAATGGTAATTTAACTTCTTTTAGTGGTGCAAATGCTATTACAGGACAATCTTCAAGTGCTGCTGCTACGCCTAATACAAGTAATTCAACGACAACTAATGGTGTTGTATTTAGCTCTGGATATTCAACTCCAGAACTTGCCTACGATTCAGGAGATATACTTTATGTGGAAGAAAGAAGTCCAATAACAAGGGCGTCTGACCAAACGGAAAACATTAAGTTGATTATTGAATTTTAAATAATAAAGGAAATAAATGCCAAGTAAAACTGATTTTAATGTTAGTCCTTACTATGATGACTTTGCCGAAAGTAAAAAGTTTCATAGGGTTATGTACCGTCCAGCTTATGCTGTTCAGGCAAGAGAATTAACAACACAACAATCATTAATGCAAAACCAAATTGAGAAATTTGGTGACCATATGTTTGAGCATGGTGCTATGGTTATTCCTGGTCAAATATCTTTTGACAATAAGTATTTTGCTGTTAAACTAACATCTTTCAACGGAACATTATCATTATACAACGCAAACACATTAACAGGTGGAACATCTGGTGTAGTTGCTGATGTTGTAGGATATGTTGCTACTGATGGTACTGATCCTGATACTTTATTTGTTAAATATAGAAATTCTGGTACTGCTAATGACGCTGACACTTTTACTGACGGAGAAACTGTAACAAGTGGTCAAACAGCTGCTTCAACAGCAGTCGTTTCAACTTGTACAACTGGTTCTGCTGTAAACATAGACGCTGGTACATATTATATCAATGGATTTTTTGTTAATGTAGAACAACAAACTTTAGTATTAGAAAAATATACAACTACACCAAGTTATCGTATTGGTTTAACTATTACAGAAACATTTATAACTTCAACAGACGATACAAGTTTATTAGATAACGCAACTGGTTCATCAAACGCAAACGCAACTGGTGCTCATAGGTTTAAAATAGAATTAACTTTAGCAAAATTAGCTTTAACTTCAACTGCTGACGCAAGTTTTGTTGAATTGATGAGAATTGAGGACGGTGTCATAAACAATAAAGTTATGTCAACCGAATATAGTATTATTGAAGACACTTTAGCAAGACGAACATTTGACGAGTCTGGTGATTATGCTGTTAAAAATTTTGATTTAGATGTAAGAGAACATTTAATATCAGGAACTAATCGTGGTATATATGCTGCTGGTGCAACATCAAGAGATGGTAATACAGCTGCTGAAAGTAAACTAGCATTTGGTCTTTCACAAGGTAAGGCATATGTTAAAGGATATGAAATTACAAAAATAGGAACAACCTATGTTGATGTAGATAAGGCAAGAGATTATGAAACTGCAAGTGGTACGGTAACTAGATTTAATATTGGTTCTTATGTTAATGTTACTAATGTTTATAACACACCTGATATTGGATTCGTTTCTGGAGAATGTGAAGCATATAAAACAGTTAGATTAGTAGATACAGCACACGGAACAAGAGGTACAGTTTATGCAACTGCTGTACAACAAGCATATGATATTGGTCGTGCTAAGTCAAGAGGTTTTGAATATAGTGCTGGTACTGCAAGTACAAACGAATTATCAGGATCAACTGTAACTGATTCAACTTTTAAACATTATTTATTTGATATAGAAATGTTTGGTCATGTTAATGTTAAAGGTGCTATGTCTGGTGCATTAACAACAGGAGATACTTTAACTGGTGGTACTTCAGGTGCTACTGGTGTTATTGAAAGTCTTTCAACTGCAACTGCTACAAATATTACAGGTGCTAGTAAAGCAAATCCTGTTGTAATTACAACTGGTGGACACACATTTACTGAAGGTCAACAAATTTTAATTGCTAGTGTTGGTGGTATGACTGATTTAAATAGTAATTACTATACTGTAAAAAATCCAACTTCAACTACTTTTGAATTATATTCTGCTCAAGCAACTGCAACAACAACTATTGCTCCTGTTAATGGTAATGCTTTTGGAACATATACATCTGGTGGTACGGCAAGTCACACTCACATTGTATTAAGTAATGTTAAAGGTGAATTTTCTGACAATGAAACAATTACTGCTCCAACTAATTCAAGAACAGGTACAGTTCAGTTTAGTTCAATAGGTTGTAACGGATTTGAACAAAAAGAATTTTATCAAACTAAAGGTATTTCAATGGCAGGTAGTCCAACCTATACTGCAAATACTGACCTTGATTCAACTTATGGAGATAATAAAGTATTATCAGGAACATTATCAACTTCAACAGATGAATTATTATTGGATGCTTCTGCTGCTGATACAGATGAAGGTGCATTTTTACTTACAGAAGATAACGATAGAGTAATATTAGAAACTCAAGCACAAAGTACAATACTTGGTAAAGGTACTAAATTTAATACTGAATTAAAAATTGGTGACCAAATTACTTTCCTAGATGATGAAGGTGATACAGTTACAAGTATAGTAGAAAGTATTACATCAGCAACAGAAATGACAGTAACGGCTGCTGTTGGATTTACAGTTAATACTAAAACAACTTCTGCTTCATTTACTAGACAAAGAACAAAATTACAAGAAGCAGGTAAAAATATTGCAATATCAAGATTACCTTATGATGTTGTTAAAACATTATTAACAACTGACAATGCTAGTGTTAGTGATACAAGTTTTAAAATTAGAAGACAATTTGTTACCACTTTATCAAGTTCAGGTACTGCAACGATAACTGCTGGTACAAATGAAGTTTTTGTAGCATTTTCAGAAAACGATTATTCTGTTTCTATTATGACAACAGGTTCTGGTAGTACTGGTGCTGCTGGAGATGTTCTTTCACTTTCAACTGCTGATGACTTTACACTTGGTGGATCACCAACTGGTAAAACATTAGCGATAGATTTAGGTAGTGGATATAATGGTCATAAAATTAAAGTTCTTGCTACAATTTCTGCTTCAGTTGTTGGTGCAAAAACAAAAACTGATACTGATACTACAGCAACAGTTGACACTTCAGCACTTGCAACTGCAACAACAATTAGTTTAGGAAAAGCAGATGTTCACACTATAACAAGTGTATATATGGCTGCCGACTTTAGTACGGCTGCAACAACAAGTGATACAGATGTTACAAGTAGATTTACTTTAGATACAGGACAAAGAGATAACTTTTATGATATATCTCGTCTTGTTAGAAAACCAGGTGCATTAGCGCCAACTGGTAGATTATTAGTTACATTTAGTTATTTTGCTCATGGTACTGGAAACTTCTTTAGTGTAGATAGTTATTCAGGTTTTGATTATGGATCAATTCCTGCTTATACTTCAGATGTAACTGGTGAAAAATTTGAATTAAGAGATGTATTAGATTTCAGACCAAGAGTTGATGACGCTTCAACAATTGACGCTGGTAGTCAAGATAGATCGTTTGATGGTACTGGTGCTTCAGCTGTTGAAGTAATGAAAATTAATACAGATGTCACAGCAGATTTAGAATTTTATCTTGGTAAAAAGGCAAGAGTTCATTTAACATCTTCAGGAGAATTTAGAGTAGTATCAGGTGCTTCTGCAATTGATCCTACATTCCCAGAAGAATTAAAAGACAGTATGCATTTATATGATGTAATTATACCACCATACACATTTAATACAAGTGATGTTAGAGTAAGTGCAATTGATAATAGAAGATATACAATGAGAGATATTGGTAGAATACAAAAGCGTGTAGAAAATATGGAATACTACACTCAATTATCTTTATTAGAAGCAGACGCAAAAGGAATGCAAATACAAGACGCTGATGGCCTTGATAGATTTAAAAATGGTATTATAACTGATAACTTTACAGGTCATGGTGTTGGAGAAGTATCTAACGAAGACTATTCTGTGGCAATGGATGTTGCAAAAGGTGAATTAAGACCTCCATTCCACCAAGACAATATTAATTTAATTGAATCTGATTCATCATTAGAAAGTTCTACAGCAATGACAGACGCAATTAGAACAACAAATGGTTATCAAAAAACTGGTGACCTATTAACTTTACCATATTCAGAAACAGATTATTTAGATCAACCATATGCAAGTACAACAATTAATTTAAATCCATACGATACTATTGATTATGTTGGACAAGTAACATTAAGTCCTGACAATGATGAATGGATGGATACAGAAACACAACCTGAAATGACTGTTGATATACCAAATGTATTTGATACACTAACAAGTCTTGCTTCTCAAGGAGTTTTAGATTTAAATTTAGGAACAGTTTGGAATAATTGGAATGATAACTGGACAGGTGTTAGAACAGTTGGTAATGATAGACAAACTAGTACATCAACAAATTGGGAAGGTAATACTTTAGTACAAAGACAAAGCACTACTGTTAGCGTAAGTGAAAGAGTAGATAGAACAAGAACAGGAATAAGAACAGCGTTAGTACCTGGTGCTGCTCAAACTACAAGTTTAGGAAATAGAGTAGTACAAGTTGCCTTTGCTCCTTTTATAAGAAGTAAGTCTGTAACTTTTACCGCTAGTATGATGAAACCACTAACAAGAATATATCCATTCTTTGATGGTATAGATGTTTCAACATATGTCACACCTACAGGTTCTAGTGCAGGTGCAGCTTTAACAACAAACGCTGCTGGTGCTGCTACAGGAACTTTTGCAATACCTAATCCTAAAACAACAGGTAATCCAAAATGGAGAACAGGAACAAGAACATTTAGATTAACTTCAAGTTCAACTAACGCATTAACTGGTGATGTAAGAACATCAGCAGAAGCAGATTACACCGCAAGAGGAATGATTCAAACTGTTCAAGGAACAGTTATATCTACAAGAGAGCCAGTTGTACAAAGAACAAATGTGACTGAATCAACTTCAGTACAAAGACAAATTGCTAGACGAGTAATAAGTTCATCAGCAAGAGCAGTAGGAAGACGAGATCCAGTTGCTCAAGCATTTTTTGTAGATCAAGAAGACGGAATGTTTGTGACAAGTATTGATTTATACTTCTCATCTAAATCAAGTTCTTTACCTGTCACTTTACAGTTAAGAACAATGGTAAATGGATATCCAACTGAAACAGTTTTACCTTTTGGTGAAGTTGTTAAAAATGCTTCAGATATTTCTACATCAACAGACGCTACAACAGCAACGACATTTACTTTCCCAAGTCCTGTATTTGTACAAGCAAATACAGAATACTGTTTTGTTGCATTAGCAAATAATGATGACTATACAATTTATACTGCTAGAATGGGACAAACAACTTTAGATGGTGCAAGACTAATTTCAAAAAATCCATATCTATCTAGTATGTTTAAATCACAAAATGGTGGTACTTGGACTGCTGAACAAAATGAAGATGTTAAATTTAAAATTAAGCGTGCTTCGTTTACAGAAAACACTGAAGGAACAATTCATCTTGTTAATGATGTAATACCTTCTTTTGAATTAGATCAAAATCCTTTTGAGGTGGATGCTACTGCAGGATCAGGTTCTTCGTTTGGTGGTAATCCTGCTCTTATAAAAGTTAAAGCAAGAAATCATGGACTACATAGTACAGCACACAA